TGGGCTTGCCCATCCCTGATTTTTTGTGTTTTTGGGTTTTGATCGGGGTTAAAAAGGTTCAGGCGCACGGGAAAACCAGCGTGAGACGACCATGGCGGAAAAGAAACGAGCGAACAAGTCAGAGTTGGCCCGCATTCTGGGAGTGACTCCGCCCGTCCTGACGAAGTATCAGCACATCCCAACATTCCCCCCCTTCGACCGCTCCGGGCTCGCTGAGATCTACGCCGTTTGCGTTTGGCACAACGAAGGCAAAAACCCGGCCCCACAAGCAACCCCAGACGACGATCTTGCCGGCGACGTGTCCGAGGGACTCGAACGCTACCGCATGGCCAAAGCCCAGCAAGAAGAAATTAAGCTCGCAGAGACCCGCCACCAAATCGTGAAGCTCAACGACTTCGAAGAGGCCATGCAAATCGCTCTACAGCCGTGGCGGCGACTCGGAGAGGCGATCAAGCGGCAAGGACTGATGGACGTTTTTGCTATGATCGAAGAGGCAAATCAGGAGGTGGCCGAATCGCTGGAGAGACTCTATGGACGCGCCCCAACCGCCGAATCTCCAGGATTGGCGTGATTACGCCATTCATCCCGCGAGGGCGTTCCGCGACATCTATTTGCGGACCGTCCCAGTTCGCCCCTACCGCTCAATTCGCCAGTTCGCTGAGCAGGAAATCTTCCTGCCTGATGGCCCCTATCAAGGCCAGCGATTCCGCTGCAGCAGACAGCCCGCCCATGGTCTATTCTTTGACGCCGTAGACAGTGGCCAGTGGTTCCGTTACGCCTGCACAGGCCCGCAGCAGTCGGGCAAAACGCTTGCATTCGTGGTGATCCCAATTCTGTACCACTTGTTTGAGCGAAATCAAACTGTCCTCTTCGGGCTCCCATCAATGGACATGGCCAACGACAAATGGAAGCTCGACATCAGACCAGCGATCGAAGCCAGCCAGTACGCCAAATTCCTTCCACGCAAGGGCGCAGGCTCTCAGGGCGGCACCCCCGAGTTGATTCAATTCCTCAACGGCAGCAACATCAAATTCATCACTGGTGGCGGCGGCGACGAAAAACGAGCAGGCATCACAGGCCCCATTCTCGTAGTCACCGAAGTCTCACATCTCGACGAAACTGGAGTGAACTCCGACGAGGCCACAAAGCTCAAACAAATGGAAGGCCGCGTCAGAGCCTTCAGAGCGAGCGGACAAGCCCGGATCTACCTTGAATCAACAATCACCACAGAACACGGCCGCATGTGGCAGGAGTGGCAGCAAGGCACCGCCGGCGAGGTGGTTTTCCCGTGCCATTCCTGCGGCGAACACATTGCACCCGGGCGAGATGCTTTGATTGGCTGGCAGGACGCAACGACAGAGGCAGAGGCCGAAGAAAAGACCCGTTGGGCTTGCCCTGCCTGCGGCATACTTTTCGACGACTCTACGCGACTGCAGCAGCTCCAAAAAGCACGCCTGAGGCACCGCGGCCAAATCGTACTACCCGATGGCACGGTCACAGGCGACATGCCGCAGAGTAAGACCATGGGATTCCGTTATTCGGCCCCAACAAACACCTTCATGACCTCCGGCATCGTCGGCGCTGACGAATGGCGAGGGCAGCGAGAAGTGGACCCTGATAACGCCGAAAAAGAACTCCTGCAATGGACTTGGGCGCTACCAGCACAACCAAAACAAAAAGACATTGAGCCCCTCGACTTCAAAGCCGTGATGAAGCGCCAAAGCCAATACAGACGAGGGCTAATTCCTTCCGGCTGCATTCGCATTTCGGCAGGCGTTGACTGCCGCGCCCAGCAACTCGACTGGTTCATTATCGCACAGCACGAATCAGGCCAACCATTCTGTATCGACTACGGATTCGAGCCAATCCACCGCGAATTGACAGACCTGCCGGCAGCCCTAAAGCACGCCATTCAGGACCTGCAAGCAAAGTTCGACTCAGGCTGGGAACTCGAAGCCGGAGGCTCAAAAGGCGTTGATATTGTCCTAATTGACGCCGGCTGGGAAACCGAAACGGTCCGCTCCGCAGCACAACCCCATCAGCTCTGGAACACAGCGAAGGGATTCGGCTACAAGCAGCATTCCGGCGCCGTATACCACGCACCCAAAGACCGATCGAAGTACACCGTAGCGATCGGTGAAGGCTGGCACGACGTGGCATTCACCACAGGTACAGGCTACCGAAGAGAATACCAAAACAATGCTGACCACTGGAAGCGGCGAGTCCATCAGGCTCTGAGTTGTCCTGCTGATTCCCGCGCCGCCCTGCTGCTTCCGCACACTGACAAAGCCGATGGCCGGGCTGAAGTGGCCAAACAACTCACTGCCGAACGCGAGCAGGTCGTTTTCGAAGTCGGCAAAGGCCGCGTGCAGAAATGGGTACAGACTTTCAGCCGGAACCACCTTCTGGACGCTGCATATCTGGCATTCGTGGGGCTCTCTGTGTTACAATTCGACGCTGAAAAAGAACGCCGGAAAGCCGAACAAAAGCCCGTGAATGGCGTGATTTCTGGCAAAAAAGCACCGAAATTCGTGAGGGATTTGCGATGAAACCACTGGAATCCCCAGCATACACTCAGCGACGATCCTACACGCCCTGCCACGCAGCACCTGGCGGCGGACTCTGTCCGCAGTGCGGGCAATTCGCGACCAGTTACAACTCACAGCCAATTGGCGACATGCAAAAGCAGTACAGGCGCTGCCAGTGCGGCAATCGATTCACGACAGTCGTTCGGAGGCAGTCATAATGCCGCTCAAACCAGGAAGCAGCCGTGCCACAATTCAAGAAAACATCCGCAAACTAATCTCAGAGGGCTACACGCCACAGCAGGCCGCAGCCATTGCCTACGCAGAGGCACGCAAACGCTAATCGTTTAGCAGACCTGAATAGACCAATCGCCATGCAGCCGCAATGCTGCAACCATGGCAAGATCCGCATCCGAACGCCTGGCACTTTACGAAGACCTCCGCGACCGTGTCGAAACCGGTTTGCTGGCAGGGGCTCCCGTCATCACGTACACCGTGGACGGGCAAATGGTTCAAAAGGAGCCAACCAGCACATGGTTAGCTGAACTCGATGCAAGGATCTCTGACCTTCGCCGGCAGGCATCAGGCGGCATTCACGCAGCCCGGAACCTCGTGAGGTTTCAGCGATGAACGGGAAGCCAGACTACGCTGCGAATGTCCGTGAGGCTGCAAAGCCAACCCGCATTGACAGAGCACTACTGCAGATTGCTCCCGCATGGGCAATGGGGCGAATCAAAGCCCGTGTTGATGGCCAACTCCGCCTCATGCTGGCGAACAGAGCTGCTGAAAACTTCGCCGCCTACGAAGCCGCAGACAACGACAGACTCCGCGGTGAAAAGTGGATTGCGTCGAAACTCACGCAGAACGACGCGATCGGCACCGAATTAGAAACAATGATCGACCGGGCGACCGACCTTTACCGCAACGACGTGTTTGCAGCGTCTGCAGTAAACGGCCGTGTTGACAATGTCATCGGACAGGGTATCCGCCCACAGGCCCGCGTGCAGGCTGCCAGAGGCGTTGTTACGCAGTCGCAGGCCGAGACATTCAACACGCAGATCGAACTACTCTGGCACCGCTGGGCAATCGCTGAAGGCTTCTATGCGAAGCAGAGACTACTCGAACGCTGCAACGGTATTTACGGCGAATCGTGGCTCTATATGGGCAACGACGACAGTCCAGAAAAGCCCGTGACGTTATCCGTTCAGGTGATCCATCCGCAACGCATTCCAGTCTATTCCTGGCTGCAGCAGGGCAAGCCAGAGCGGCGACTGGGAATGAGACTGGACACACGCGGAACAGCCATTGCCGCGTTCGTTCGGCGCAGTTTGCCGAATGACAGTTACGCAGCAGATCAGGCAGAGGATGAGGTTCCGCTGACAGACTTGCTCCATTGCTTCGAAGAGGTAAGCCCAGGCCAACTCCGCGGCGTTCCGTGGCTGGCTCCTGCAATGGGCAAACTGAAAGACCTCAAGGACTTCGTTCACGCGCATTTGGTGGCCGAACAGGTGGCCGCATGTTACGGGGCATTCGTGACAGGTGCGACCGATCCGGCGTTACTGGCAGAGGCAGGCCGAAGCCGTTCGAATCTGGAAGACCTAAGTCCGGGAACGATTCAGTATTTGGGCGATGGTGAGTCCGTTCAATTCAGCGACCCCGCACGACCCGGAACAACGCTCGGCCCATACGTTGAGTGGGCATTGCATGGCGTGGCCGCGGCCCTGCGATATCCCTACGAACTGCTCGCGAAGCAATTCACCAACAATTTCAGCGGCGGCCGACTCGCTTTGATTGATGGGCGCATCACCTTCAAGTGCTGGCAGCACGTGTTGATTGATCGGACCTTGCGTAAGCTGTGGGCTCGCTTCGTTGACCAGTGTGTTATTCAAGGCGCTGTGGCGATCGACCCTGTTCGCTATGAAGAAAACCGCGCTCATTTCCTGAACCACCAATGGATTCCTCCTGGATGGCCGTGGGTTGATCCGGACAAAGAAGTCAAGGCTGACGTTGCAGCAATCGAAGCCGGCTTAACGACCCAAACAGAATCGCTCGCATCCCGTGGCCGCGACTTCGACGAGACGCTGCAGCAGATCGAGCGAGAACTGTACGCAAAGGCCGACATGGAGGCCCGCGTGGCGGCCTACCGCGCCTCACTCGACCTCGACGAAGACACAGATCCAGCAGATGACAGCCCGGACGATACGCCAGATAACGACGCTGACGACTCAATGGGCGTTAGTGAAGACTTCGCCATCCCAGCCAAATACGCGGGTATTAACTTCACACCGCCCGCAGGTGTTCGAGCAGAAGCCAAACAAGGGCTCGAATGGCGACGCGAACACAAACGCGGCGGTACTGCCATAGGTATTGCACGAGCCCGCGACCTTGCAAACGGCAAGCAAGTTAGCCCATCAACAATCGGCCGCATGGTGCGATTCTTCGCCCGCCATGAAGTAGACAAGCAGGGCGAAGGATTCTCGCCAGGTGAAAAAGGTTATCCGTCAAACGGCCGCATCGCCTGGGCACTTTGGGGTGGCGATCCAGGCAAGGCATGGGCAGGCAAAGTGCAACGACAAATGCAAGCAAGGGACAAAGCAAATGCCCGCAATTAGCACCGCTCCAGACAAATCAACATTCCGCACAGACGCAGCCCGGCAGGCTCCGGCACGCGTAGACCGCGAAGGAGGCGTTATTTACGGCGCTGCAATGATGCAAGCAGGCGACCTTAATCCGGGCGACGCCAGGCCGTTCACGGTTGACGCTGAAACACTCCAGCAGGTCGTTCAATTCGGCAACGCGACCCGCAACGGACTCAAAGCCAGATTCACGCATCCAAATATGTCGAACGACGGCATGGGCTCCTATCTCGGCAGGTGGACCAATTTCAGGCTCGACGGCGACACTGTTCGGGCAGACCTACACATTGCCGACGCAGCATATACCAGCCCACAGGGTGACCTGGGCAACTATGTTTTGGATCTCGCTGAACAAGATCCGGAATCCTTCGGCGTGTCCATGGCGACGCGATTCGATGAGCAGAGCCTGATGCAGTTTGAGGATTCACGACACCGCGAATCCGACAACGACAAGCGGAAAAAAATGCGGTGGCCGATGCGATTCTCCGGCATGAAGGCGGCGGACGTCGTAGACAGCCCCGCAGCCACTCGCACCGGTTTATTTTCGCTGA